TGCATCCGCACGGTGATGTAGCCGTTGCTTGCAACTACGTGCTCCCAGCAATTGAAGAAGACGGACTGTCCGAACTTCTTCATTGCCGCCTGGCGAACCTTCACCTCAACGTCCAGAGGCTGTTCACCGGCGTCCGGCAAGGCAAGCCATTGCAGGCTCTTGCCGTCGCTCAGGTGCGCATCGACATTGAATTGAGCCATTTCAGTCTCCTTACCAGGGTTTACCGGCGTTGATGTATGCGCTTCCTGCTAGCTCGGTTAGAGCTAATAGCTGCCAGGAGTCGATCGCTCCGCCGTAGTGCAATCCGCGCAGCATTCCGACCGTTTCGTAGTACTCGATGCGCGCTCGGTGTACGTCGTTCTCCCTGCGAGTGATTCGAAGAGACTGGCGTAACGCTAGTGAGGCCTTTTCATTCATCGCATGCCCTCCAGGGCGTGTTGACTTCCTCGATGCCCCTCTTGCGAAGGGCATCTGGGAAATCGGTGTTTCTCCCGCGTTCGCCTACTGGGCTTCTACAACCCGCGGGTCTTTCGTCATTGCTGTCAGGGTTGACCGTGTCGCCGGCATGCCGCGCGCCGCAGTCTTGAGCACCGTTACCCGCCACCTGTGCCTGGGCGATGATTTCTTTCCATACGTTTTCTGGTTCAGCCGCTGGTGGCTTAGGCAATACGGCGTACTCAGGTGGGATTCGCCCACGCCGGGTACGTCAATGCCTGGCTTGGCCAGCGGCGTTTTGCGTGCGTTGTTAAAGAGCGGTCGGCTCGGTGGCCTCCCTTGAACCAAAAAGGTACATAGGGTGAGCTGAAATTAGTAGCTAAAAGGTACACTGTCAATACCCGTGTTGTACCTTTTTGGCTCTTATAGGGATTCCGACTGCCCGGATACTGTATGCATGTACAGTTTACGAGGTTCTTATGGCCAAGAAGCAGAAGCAGCAGACGTACGAGGTCACGCCGACTGATCGCCTGGGGATGCGGGTGTCCGCGATGATCAACTCACCGAAGGCGCAGGATCTGGGGAAGGTGACGATTCACCGGCTGGACACTGACCCGGCGGAAGCGTGGGATGCGGTGATGGAGGTGCTGGCTGAGACGGACGGTATTGACCTGGTGTTCAACGACGACGGCACCGTGACGCTGAGGTGGGATAGGCAGGAACCGGAGGGATAGGGCGGAAATGAAAAGCCCCGCAGGTGCGGCGGGGCTGTCGCTAAGAAATGAATTTAGCAGCAGTGAAAGCGAGGGATGCCAGCACAACACAAGACCCGATGACGCGCCAAGTCTGGTCATTTAGAGACTTGTGCATTTCAGTGGAGATGTAGCCTTTCAAGACCTCCAATTCAGCCTTAGTCGCCATGCTTTTCTCCACGCCATCAAGAACGGTTTCGAGGCGTACGAGCTTCTCCCGAATAACGGGGAGAGCCTCCTCAAGAGTCTTTACGCGACGTTCCAAATCGGAGCCTCCAGGCGGGTTGCCACCGCCAGTATTGCTCCCAAAGTCCTCTATGTCACTTCCTGTGAACGGAACGGATCTGAGTTTCTTCTCGGCCATTAGAGTTCGCTCGCCAACTGAACGATTCGGTCAGAAAGGAACGCACGCATGTGTCCACACTTTCTGCATGACGTATAGAAAAAGAAATTCCTCAGCTCAGAGTCGGTGCCCAATAAGGGATTTACGGTCCGACTGATGATTGGAATGCTCATCACAACTGGGCGATCTTCGTATTCATAGACATCCCATTCCGTTCCGGCGCAAACCGGGCAAGGAGTGGGGTCCTCTCCCTCTGGGTGCAGTTTCTCCAGTACGGCGATTAACTGATCAATTGTCACATCGGCGGGATGAAGTCGCCCATCCTCCCTTGGCTTAAGCGGTTCAACATTGCTCATATTTGACTCCGGGCTGGGTGGGCATCAATGCTTTCTTCGGCGCATTACCGACCACCAGAATACCCAGCCGATCACGCTGATATCGCCGGCACGCATCTGCTCTCTGGTGTACTCCTCATCGGGGTATTCCTCCCGATTGTAGCTGCGCAACCGGATGCCGCCGCCAGGCAGTCGATAGACGAACTTCACCCGCAGCAGGTCGTCATGCTTCAGGGCGTAGATCTCGCCGTCCACGATCGTGTTGACCGAGAGGTCGACGCCGATGATCGAGCCGTCTGCAATAAGCGGCTCCATGCTGTTGCCTGTGACGTTCACGCAGACGGAGGTGCTCTTGTCGACGGCAGCCTCGCGCAGAGTTGCCTTCGGGAATCGGATCTTGCGCTTGGCCAGTTCGAGGTCAGGCACTCGCCCACCGCCCGCCGCTATCTCGACCTCATCGAAGTATGGGATTTCAACCTCGTCCGGCGCGAGCGGGTCTCCGTCTGACCACGCTGATAGGGACTCCAGATTTCCGCCGGAGCGATACTCGGCGGTCGGTTCAGCCACCCGCTGGTGTTGTTCCGGGGTGTGCTGAATGTCGAGCCAGCCGCGCGGCATATTGAATTTCTCCTCAATGTGCCTGGCCAGCTTGTTGCCGATGTTCTTGGTGGGGTTCGAGCCAATCAAGCGGCTCACCTGGGTTGGCTCGCGATCTATGCGAGCAGCGAATGCGACTGTGCCGCCTTCCTTTTCGGCCAGTGTTAGCGCGTTCGCACGGCGGATTGTCGTGATATCGATCATCTATCCATTTCATCATCTGTACCTAAAAAGTACAGAACCTTGACGGTACACAACCTTTTCACCATGATTGTACCAAGGAGGTACATTTATGGCCGTCGAGACACCCCAAAGCACCCACGCAGAAGCGCTTCGGGCCTTCTGGAAGTCGCTCAGCATCCAAGAGCGTGATGACGCTGCGAAGGCGCTCAGTACGAGCGTTGCGTACCTCAGGCAGGTTCTGGCTTGCGGCCGGACTCCAGGGGCTGCGCTGGCGCGTGATCTTGAGCGCTTCTTTGGCGCTCGAATCACTCGCCACCAGCTCCGCCCAGACCTCTACGACGCGCCAGCAAGGCCTCGGGGTCGGAGTGCGGCATAGCACGTAGCAGATGTTACGGAGAGGGGGCTGGCGCTGCGTAGTCGGCTGCGACCCCTGTTCAGGCATCCAGTAGAGCAGACAGCAAAAAGCCCGGGGGCAACCGGGCTTTCTGAGGAGGCACCGGAAGGCGGTGCCGAACATCCAACGGAGCCGAATATGACACAGGTATCCACCATCCAACAAGAGAGCGTGTCGCGACACGAAATAGCGATTCGCAAGAAAGTGTCGCGGAGGGCGCGCAGGTGAGCACGATCATCATGTCGGCCTGCTGGCCTCTACAGGGTCTGACGCCGGCGCAGAAGGCTGTGCTGATCAGCCTGGCGGACAACGCGAACGACGAGGGTGTGTGCTGGCCTTCGGTGGCGAAGATCGCCGAGCGCACCTGCCTGTCCGAACGTGCCGTGCAGCAGGCCATCAAGGTGCTGAACGAGTGCAAGGCGCTGAGCATTGAAGCGCGCCAGGGGCGCTCGACGATGTTCACCGTAACCCCCGCAGCATTTGCACCCCCGCAGAAGGTTCACCCCCGCAGGAAATGCACCCCCGCAGCATCTGCACCCACCCCCGCAGATGCTGCACCCCCACCCCCGCAGGAGATGCACCCCACCCCCGCAGATGCTGCACCCAGAACCGTAATAGAACCTACAAGGGAACCATCAGGGAACCTTTTGCCGGCCGATTCCGGCCAGCCCGATGCGGAGCGTGATCGGCAACAGGCATGCAGGGCGATCTGGTCGGCGTATGCGGCGGCGTACCAGCACCGGTACGGAACCCATCCGGTGCGAAACTCGAAGGTCAACGGTCAGGTTCGTGACCTGCTGAAGCGCTTGGGCGCCGAGGAGGCTCCGGCGGTGGCCGCGTATTTCGTCGGCATCAACGACGCTTACTTGATCCGCAACTGTCACGACCTGGGCTCGCTGCTGGCGAAGGCGGAGTCCTATCGCACCCAGTGGGCGACTGACCGCCAGATGAACGGGACCACGGCTCGGCAACTGGAGCGCACTCAGGCGAACCTGAACGCTGCGAAGGAGGCTGCGGAGAGTATCCGAGAGGAGGGTCGTGCGAATGCTTTCCTCTGACGAACAGGCTGACCTGGCCGCCGCGCTGGTAGCAACTGCCGAAACGCTTGGTCAGGAGATGAGCGCCAATGCCGCGAAGCTGATGGCCAAGGATCTCGCGGATTATCCGGGGGATGCGATCCGTAGCGCTCTGCAGGCGTGCCGCCGAGAGCTGACCGGAAAACTCACCCTCGCCGCCATCCTGCAGCGTGTGCAGGCAGTCGATGGCCGGCCTGAACCGAATGAGGCCTGGGCGCTGGCGCTGGAAGCATCGGACGAGCGCGCAACGGTGGTCCTTACCCCGGAGATTCAGGAGGCGCTCACCATCGCTACGCCGATCCTGGAGGCGAGAGACAAGGTGGGCGCCCGGATGGCGTTCATATCGGCCTATGAGCGCGCAGTGTCTCGTTCCCGGCGCGAGGCGCTTCCTGTTGAGTGGCGCGTATCCCTTGGTCACGACGAGTCAGGGCGTCTGGCAGGGATACAGAAAGCCGCATCGCTCAACCGACTGCCGGCCTCCGAGGTGGCGCGCCTGGAGGGGACTGTAGTGCTCCAACTGCCCGCTCCAACAGATGCCGGACAGGCGATCTCCGGGCTGCTCACTGGCAATGCCCCTGCCGAGGTCACGAAGGCACCGAAGGGGTTCGCGGAAAACATGGCGAAGCTCAAGGCAAGTCTCGCCGCACACCGCGCTCAGCGCGAGCAGAAAGAGAAGGACGAAGCCGCCAGGCGGCGCGCCGATCTCAACGAACGAATCAACCGGCACAACGAGGCCATACAACAGCTACAGGAGTCCCGTTCATGAAGTGGAGCGTACTCAACGACTATCTGATGGTTAGCGACACCCAGCCGCCCTACAAGGTCTGCAAGCTCCTGGTCGCCGGCGAGGCTCACTACCGGGCCAGTGTGCAGGGTGAATTCATTTGCACCCCGGTTGCGACTGCGAAGGAGGCGTGCGGTGTTTGCGAGCGCCATCACCAGATCACCTATCCGCGGGATGTCGCGTGAAGGGGCGGGCCGTTACTTCGGAGCAGAAGCGCTGGCACGACCTGCTGGCGCGTCATGTGGGGTGCATCGCATGTCGGGTGTCCATGGGGATCGTGAACACCTATTGCAGCATTCACCACGTCGACGGCAGGACGAAGCCCCATGCGCATTGGTATGTGCTGCCGCTGTGCGCTGGGCATCATCAAAACGGCTACGGCGGTGCGGGCTTCACCGGGGTCGCCGTTCACCCGTACAAGGCGCGCTTTGAGGCTGAGTACGGAACCCAATCGGACCTGCTTTCGAAATGCGCCTCGATCTTGGCGGAGGAGGGGCACGACATACCGGCGGGGTTCCTCGCATGGCTGGACGGTGGCGAGGTGGAAGCATGATCTCTATTCGCCTTCCCTGGCCGCCCAGCAACAACACCTACTACCGGAACACGCAGTCCGGAACGCTGATCAGTGAGCGCGGCAGGAGTTATCGCCGATCGGTGTTGCAGCACTGCCTAGCGCAAGGCATCAGGAGGACGGCCGGGCCTGTTCGGGTTGTTATCCATGCATCCCCGCCAGATCGGCGAAAGCGCGACCTCGACAATCTCCTCAAGGGGCTCCTTGACTCGTTGACCAAGGCTGGCGCCTGGGATGACGACGGCCTGGTAGATGACCTGCGGATTGTTCGAGGGGAGGTGAAAGCTGGGGGCGAGGTTCTGGTGACCATCGAGGCGCTGGCATGAAAAAGACACATGGTCCAGATCTGACGACCAAGCCACGCCTGCTCGCTCAGTGCCCCGTTTGCCACGGAAAAGGGTACAGCCGTGGCGTGTTCCACGAGATCGATTGCGCCGCTTGTGGAGCAGCCGGGTTCGTCGATGGCGTGACGGGTCTGGCGCTGGAGCAGCGAGATGCGGTGGTGCAACTGCGGATGTGGGTAAAGCGGCTGCTTGAAGAGCAGCGACGCCAGGCGAGCAGGCTGGCGCGAGAAGAGATCAACCAGAGGGGCGCCGGCGGCTCCCACTTCAGAGGCGACTGAAATGAACATCAAGGCGTTGGAATTTCTGATGGAGCAATACGGGCTGTGGGTTTGGTCCGACAATGGCACGCCGCGCGGCTCTTCGCCCATGCTGGCGCTTATGAAACGGAATCCGGCGAACGAGAAACGGTTTGCCGCTGTGATCCCCTGCATCAGCGATGATCGGGCATTGCAAGTAGACCGGTTTCTCGCGCGCCTCTACGACGATGACCCGGATGCCATCCGCAGCCTGATCCTCTACTTCATCCATGGCATGTCGTATCGAGATATTCAGGACCGGATGGGGATCAGCTACGCGGACGCACGCATGCTGGTTCGAGCAGGCCTGTCGGCTCTGCTGGCGTGCTTCGTGATGGCGGAGAAAAAGGCTGCCTGAAAAAATGTACAGGCTGGACGTGTTGACAGTGATAATCGCGCCCTGTACCTTTCGTCATACATTGCGGTTTTGCCGCTTAGGCGAACTGCCGCAGAGCGGATCGCCATAGAAAAGAGCCCAGCCTTCGAGCTGGGCTTTTCCGTTTCTGCAGGTGGCGCATTGCGCTGCGGGGCGCGCGGCCCCCTTGAAAGGCCGTACCTGCACCCATTCCCGGCCCAGCCCTCGCGCTGGGCTTTTTCATTTCCGCCCCGGCGAGGGGAACTGAGACGATGAAGATGCCTGACAAACCCGACACTTGGGCGGCTCTGTTCGCCTGGCTGAGCCAGCATGCGCCGATCATCTACGCCTCCCTGCTGTCGTGGGCCATGGCTATGGCCAGGATCATCTACGGCGGCGGCACTCGCCGGCAGGCCCTCTTGGAGGGCGCGCTGTGTGGTGGGCTGGCGCTGACGATCATCAGCGGCTTCGAGTTCTTTGGCGTGCCGCAGAGCATGGCCACCTTCATTGGTGGCTGGATCGGCTTCCTGGGCGTCGAGAAGATCCGCGACCTGGCCGACCGTTACGCTGGGATCAAGCTGCCGCGTCGAGGGTCTGGCGAATGAAGATCACTGCCGATCAGCTCGACCGCGCTACCGGCTGCGGTGCTGCTACTGCAACGACCTGGGTCGAACACATCAACGGCGCCATGGCCCGATTCGAGATCAACACGCCCGAGCGTGTGGCGATGTTTCTCGCCCAGGTCGGGCACGAAAGCCAGAGCCTCAAGCGCCTGGTGGAGAATCTGAACTACTCCGCCGAGGGGCTGCTCAAGACCTGGCCGAAGCGGTTCGCGCCGGTAGAGGCTCGCCAGTATGCCCGCCAGCCCGAGCGCATCGCCAACCGCGTCTACGCAAACCGGATGGGCAACGGCTCACCGGATACGGGCGATGGGTATCGATACCGCGGCCGTGGCCTGATCATGATTACGGGCCACGACAACTACGCCGAAGCCGCCCGCGCCCTGGCGCTGCCACTAGTGGCGCAACCGGAGTTGCTGGAGCAACGGACCTGGGCAGCCATCGCAGCGGGGTGGTTCTGGCAGTCGCGCGGTTTAAACGATCTGGCCGACCAGGGGCGCTTTGGAAAAATCACCCTCCGCATAAACGGATCGTTCACCGGGGCCGAGGATCGCAACGCCCGGCTCGAATGGGCGCGTGCTGCGCTCAAGGGGGAATGATGCTCGGGTTCACGACGAAAGCTGAGGCGCGACGCATCGGCGCCTCGCACCACGGGAGCTATTACGGCATACCGATGTGGCTGGGGGATGTCGATAGCGATTGCCCCCTGGCGTTCGCCAAGTGGGCGCCGCTTGAGATGGTCGTCTCTCTGTTCTCGGTCATTGAGGGCATCGTCAACTCGATGCTCGATCAAGAGCAGACGTTCATGTTCAAGGTTGGCCGGAGGATCGACCAGTGACCTGGCGGCCATGGTTGGTGGTCGCCCTGGTAGCCGCGATGGTGTTCTGGCGCCTCGATCACGTGACCGCCCAGCGTGATGACCTGCAGGCCGCCGTCGAGCAATCCGCCGAGACGATTACCGCCATGGCCCAGCAGGCCCAGCGCGACGCCCAGGCGCAGGTCCAGGCCGACGCCCTGGCCCGAACCTACCAAGCAGCACTACAGGCCTCCCATGAAGAAAACCAATTGCGCCGCGATGCTATCGGCACTGGTGCTCGCGTCGTGTACGTCAAAGCCCGCTGCCCCGCAGACGGAGTGCATCCGGCTCCCGGAGCCTCCGGCAGCGCTGATGCAGGAAGAGCCGTCCTTGCTGCCGCTGATGGACAAGTTGTTTCTGATCTCCGAGCCGGAGTCGAGCGACGCGAACTGATGATTGAGGCGTTGCGTAAGCACATCGCCGGCCTGCCGAGGTATTGCAGAAGATGATCAGCATCAAGCCGGAAGGGTTCCAGCAGCAGCTCGCCGACCTGACTGAGCTTGAGCAGCGGCAGATTCCTTACGCGACAGCTACTGCGCTTACGCGGACCGCGCAAGGCCTGATGGATCGATTGCGCGATGAGATGCGTGTCGTATTCGACCGCCCGACCCCGTACACCCTGAACAGCCTGCGCATGGTGCCAGCCAGGAAAGACCGGCTCGAAGCGCGGGTTTGGTTCAAGGACGAAGCGGACGGTGCGCAGCCTGCATCGGTGTGGATTGCCCCCGAAGTCTACGGTGGGCCGCGTCGGAACAAGCCGGCCGAGCTTCAGCTCAGGGCCAAGGGGATACTGCCCGAAGGTAAGTACGTGGTGCCTGGTGCCGGCGCGGACCTGGATCGCTACGGGAACATCAGGCGCGGCCAGGTCACCAAGGCATTGAGCGGCATCCGCGGCTTCAGCCAGGCCGGGTACAACGCGAACGCTACCGATAGCAGACGGAGCCGAGCGAAGGGTAATGCTCGCCGCTACTTCGTCATGACCCGTAAGGGCCAGCCCATAGGCATTGCTGAGCGCACAGGCCGAGGCCGGGATGCTGTCTCGGTCATCATGGCCTTCGTGTCTCGCCCTTCGTACCGCCGCCGGCTGAGCTTCTTCGAGATCGCGCAGCAGTACGCCGACGAGAACCTGCCACGCGAGTTCGAGGTGGCGATGCGCGGCGTTGCTGCTCGGTTCGCTGCGAGGCGCTGACTGATGCACCAAAGTGGTGCGTCGCGGGTCCTCCCCGGGGTGCCCCCGTCAGAGGGTAATTCGAGCCCCGCGCGCCAAATATGTATGACCATTTTTCGGAGGTTGGTTGTTGTTTAGTCATGAGCAAAAACGAAACAACCAAACAGCGCGGATGGTTGAACAAGTCCGAGATGGCCGCGAGCCTCGGGATTTCTCCGCAAGCCTTTGATAAATGGGGCGTTCAACCAATCGAGCGAATAGGTCGAGAGGCCTTCTACACGGTGGCGGATGTGGTCGAAAACCGCATCCAGCACGCCGCTCGGAAACAACAACCTGAGGGGGAGCTACCGGAAGGTCTCGATCCCTACGCTGAAGCCAAGCTGACACAGGAGCGACTCCGGCTCACCAAAGCCCAGGCCTACGCCCAAGAGCAGAAGAACCAGGTCCAGGACAAGCTCCTGGTCCCGGTCCCGTTCGCCACTTTCGCCTTGGCGAAGATCGCCGCCAAGATTGGCTCGGCGCTGGAGACCGTCTGCAAAACGGTCAGTCGCCGCCACCCGGATGCTGATCCCTTGGTGATGGAGTCCTTCGAGCGGGAGATCGCCTTGGCGCGAAACCTTTCCGCTGAGTTCAGCGACGACATCCCGGGAATCCTTGATGAGTACCTTGCAACCCTGGATCAGTGATCTGCGCACTGCGGTCAAGCTGGGTTTGCAGGGAATGTTCAAAGAGCCGCCGATGACGGCGGTGGAGTGGGCCGACAAGCATTTCTACATGTCGGCCGAGTCCTCTTACAACGAGGGCCGCTGGAAGACCGCACCCTTCCAGATCGCGATCCTGAACGCGATGGGCAACGACCTGATTCGAGTGGTCAACTTCGTGAAGTCGGCCCGGATCGGTTATACGAAGCTGTTGCTGGCCAACATCGGCTACAAGATCCAGCACAAGCGCCGCAACGTGATGATGTGGAGTCCGACCGACCCGGACGCCGAGGACATCAGCAAGAGCCACGTCAATGGCCTGATCCGCGACGTGCCGGTCATGCTGGAACTGGCGCCCTGGTTCGGTCGGAAGCACAGCGACAACACCTTGGACAACAAGGTGTTCGCGAACCGCCGCAACCTCTGGATCCGCGGTGGCAAGGCCTCCCGGAACTACCGGGAGAAGTCGCCCGACGAGGTGATCTACGACGAACTGTCGAAGTTCGACGCCGACGTCGAGGGCGAAGGCTCGCCGACATTCCTAGGTGACAAGCGCCTGGACGGTGCGGTCTACCCGAAGTCTATCCGGGGGTCTACGCCTGGGGTCGCTGGCAGTTGCCAGATCACTAAGGCGGCGGAAGAGTCTCCGCACCGGCTGCGCCTGCATATTGCTTGCCCTCACTGTCAGCGGGAGCAGCACCTGAAGTTTGGCGGAAAGGATTGTGAGTTCGGCCTGAAGTGGGAAAAGAACGAGCTGGGTGAGGCCGAGCGCGCCTGGTACGTCTGCGAGCACTGTGCAGCCTGTTTTGAACACCGCGACATGGTGGTGGCCCAGGCTAAAGGCCGCTGGATCTGCGACGAGACCGGCATCTGGACGCGCGACAGCATCGACTGGTTCGGCCCAGACAACGAGCCGATCCGCACGCCGCGCTCGGTCAGCTTCTACTGCTGGGCGATCTACAGCACCTGGACGACCTGGGTGTCGTTGGTTGACGAGTGGCTCAAGGTCAAGGGCGACCGCGAGAAGCTGATCACCTTCATCAACACCACGCGCGGCGAGGTGTGGGAAGAGGAGCAGGGCGATCGCGTGGAGTGGCAGGCGCTTTACGCTCGCCGCGAGAACTACCCGAAGGTGCCGCCGCAAGCGCTCGTCCTGATGGGTGGAATCGACACCCAGGACGACCGCTACGAGGGCCGCGTTTGGGCTTTCGGTCTTGGCGAGGAGGCATGGCTTGTTCACCGTTTCATTCTGACCGGCGATCCGGCCAGTGAGGAGTTGCGGCGTAAGGTCGGCTTGGAAATTCACCGGCAGTTCACTCGAGCTGACGGCGTTCCAATGCGTGTCGAGCGTTGGTGCTGGGATGCCGGCGGCCACTATGCCGATGAGGTAGAGGCCGAGAGCGTCAAGCATGGCGTGCACTGGGTGGTTCCGACCTTCGGAGCCAGTACATACGGCAAGCCAATCGCCAACTTCCCGAAGCGACGCAAGCGCAAGGTCTACAAGACCGAACTGGGCACCGACAACGCGAAGGAGCTGATCTACAGCCGTCTGCGTATTGATGTACCCATTCCGTGGCAACCGACCCCTGGCTGTGTGCACTTCCCGATCGACAGCGACATCTGTGACGAGGACGAACTGAAGCAGATCACTGCCGAGAAGAAGAAGCCGGTGATGGCGAAGGGTGTCCGCGTCCTGCGCTGGGATTCCGGCGGGCGCCGAAACGAGGCGCTGGATTGCTTCGTGTACGCCCTTGCCGCGCTGCGCATCAGCCAGCAGCGCTTCGGCCTCGATCTCGACCAACTTGAGCGAGCGCGCGTTGATCCCGTGCCGGAGCAGGTCGCCCAACAGCAACCCTCGAACGAAAACCATGCCAGCACCTCTCAGGGCTGGCTCAACACTGGAAGCGGACCATGGCTCTGACAGCGCAGCAGATGCTCGACAAATACCTGGAGGCCGAGGCCGCCGTGCTGGAAGGGCGGACGGTGATCTTCAACGGACGCACCCACACCATGGAGGATATCGAGAAGATCCGCGCCGGACGCCGGGAGTGGGAGCGCCGCGCGGCGGCAGATCGGGACCGCGCCGCCGGTCGCCGTCCAGGCCCGGCGCTGGCGGAGTTCTGCTGATGAACCTGATCGATCGTCTACTGAAACCCTGGGCCCCCGACCTGGTGGCTCGGCGCCTGGCCGCCCGCGAGGCAATCCAGGCGTATGAGGCTGCCAGGCCAGGGCGAACCCACAAGGCCAAGCGTCAACCGCTGGGCGCCGACACCTCGCTACAGAAGTCTGCGGTCTCCATGCGAGAGCAGTGCCGGAAACTGGACGAAGATCACGATCTGGTTACCGGCTTGCTCGATCGCCTCGAGGAGAGGGTGGTGGGCGGTAGTGGCATCGGCGTGGAACCGCTGCCGCTGCGCCTGGATGGCTCGGTGCATGCCGAGTTGGCCATGGAAATCCGCAGTGCGTGGGCCGAGTGGTCTCTCTCGCCGGAGACCTCTGGTGAGCTGACGCGGCCCCAGGTAGAGCGGCTGATGTGCCGCACTTGGTTGCGCGATGGCGAGGGCTTGGCGCAGAAGTTGATGGGACGAGTCCCGAACTACACGTTTGCCACGTCGGTGCCTTTTGCCCTGGAGCTGCTGGAGCCCGACTACTTGCCCTTCAGCTACAACAACCTGTCGAAAGGCATTGTCCAGGGTATCGAGCGTGACACCTGGCGCCGGAAAAGGGCCTATCACCTGCTCAAGGATCACCCCGGCAACCTGCAGACGCTGGGCGGCAGCCTGGCGGTGAAGCGCGTCGAAGCGGAACGGATCATCCACATCGCCTACCGCAAGCGGATCGGCCAGAACCGAGGCGTGCCGATGTTGCACGCAGTGCTGATCCGCCTTGCCGACTTGAAGGACTACGAGGAGAGCGAGCGGGTGGCGGCGCGCATCAGTGCTGCCCTGGCGATGTATATCAAGAAGGGTAACCCCGACAGCTACACGGTGGAGCCCGGGAAGGACCGGAAGAACCGAACGATCCCCATCGCCCCCGGCATGGTCTTCGACGACCTCGAGCCAGGTGAAGACGTCGGGATGATCGAGAGCAACCGGCCGAACCCCTTCCTTGAAGGTTTCCGCAACGGCCAACTGCGGATGATCGGCGCTGGCACTCGCAGCACCTACTCCTCGGTGTCCAGGGCCTACGACGGCACCTACTCGGCACAGCGCCAGGAACTGGTCGAGGGCTGGCTGGGCTACGACCTGTTGCAGCACGAGTTCATCGACTACTGGTGCCGGCCTGTCTATCGGTCCTGGCTGCAGATGTACCTGTTGGCTCGGAAGGAGCGCCTGCCCGCCGACGTTGATCACCGCACTCTCTACGCGGCGGTCTACCAGGGGCCGGTCATGCCATGGATTAACCCGATGCATGAGGCCAACGCATGGGAGTTGCTGGTCAAGGCCGGCTTCGCCGATGAGGCGGAAGTTGCCCGCGCTCGTGGTCGAGATCCGCGCGAGCTGAAGAAGTCGCGTGAGACGGAGATCAAGGCGAACCGGGCAGCCGGCCTGGTCTTCAGTTCGGATGCCTACCACCAACTGGTCAAGTCCGGGATGGACCCGGTTGAGGCGGTGCAGAAGGTGTACCTGGGCGTCGGGAAGATGCTTACCGCCGACGAGGCTCGCGAGCTCGTCAACAGATACGGCGCCGGCCTACCCGTGCCTGGGCCGGATTTCCCCAACGAGAGCAACAATGGAGGCGCCGATGGGCAGCCATCAAACCCTGATCCATAAAAGCCTGATGCTGCCGATGGCGGCGGCGTTGACTGAGGCCAACGCCCCGCATGAGTCCTGGTACAGCATCAAGGCTGCCGGTCGCGGCGTCGCCGAGGTGCTGTTGTACGACGAGATCGGCGTCTGGGGCATCACCGCGCTGCAGTTCGCTCGAGACCTCAAGGCAATGGGCGACCTGAACAAGATCAACCTGCACATCCACTCCCCGGGCGGCGACGTCTTCGAGGGGACGGCGATCTATAACCTGCTGCGCAACCACCCGGCCAGCGTCGACGTGTACATCGATGGCTTGGCGGCCTCGATGGCCTCGGTCATCGCCATGGCCGGCGACACCATCTACATGCCCGAGAACGCCATGATGATGGTGCATAAGCCCTGGGGCATCCAGGGCGGCGATGCGGACGACATGCGCCGCTATGCCGAACTGCTCGACAAGGTCGAGGACACCCTGGTCATGGCCTACGCCAACAAGACCGGGAAGTCCGCCGACGACATCAAGGCGCTCCTCAAGGAGGAGACCTGGATGAATGGCCGAGAGGCCGTCGCTGCCGGTTTCGCCGACCAGCTCACTGAGCCGCTGCAAGCGGCCGCTCACCTTTCCTCCAAACGCATGCAGGAGTTCGCCCACATGCCCGAAGCTCTGAAAACTCTACTGGCCCCGCGCGCCCAGACCCCCGCCGCGCCGACCAACACTCCCGCGCCGACTCCGGCACCGGCCGCGCCGGCGGCTCCCCTGGCCGCCCCCCC